ACGGTAAAGTTTTTGACAGAATGGATATGCCTACATTTTTTGAGATGTTAGAAAAATACAGGGAAGAAAGGCATCAGGCTTATATAAACGGCAAAGAGGAAGCACACGCACAATTTAAAGCAATGGGGGATAGCAACCGAACAAGTCAAGACATAGACAAAGAAGCTAACCGAAACGCTATGGCTAACTATTTAAAAACAAAATAAATCATTGCCCTCACAAATCATTAATTAACAAAACAGGGGTGTTCGTGTTATCAATGTGGGGGCATTTTTAAAAACTAAAAATTATGAACAAAGAATTTATTCCATACGAACAAGCATTAGAACTTAGAAAATTAGGTTTTGATGAAGAATGTTTGGCTTATTGGACAAGTGGTATTAATGGATATAATATAGAATATAAACATTACACTAATAAGCATTGGATGTTTACTGCTAATGACCATAAGGATAGAGATAAAATGTGTACTGCACCACTCTACCAACAAGCATTTAGATGGTTTAGAGAGAAGCATAATTTATGTGGATTTATAAGTTATTTTAATGCAGATGGGATTGAATATACTTTTCAAATAGTTGATTTATATAATGAAAAAGAAATTTATGAATCATTTTTTGGGGCATCATCTTCTTATGTTGGCACTTATAATAAATACGAAGAAGCAGAACTTGTTTGTCTTAAAAAATTAATTGAAATAGTTAAAAAATGAGCGAAAAATTATACCAACACATTTGCAAAAAATACCCTGATATAGAATATAACGGGGAAGATTTAAACCTAAACAATATATACTCAAATGCTATTGCTGAAGTTTGGTCCGATAAAAAAAACTATCCAAGCGTTAAACATATTTGTAAGAAAGTAAATTTAAGCGAAAGACAAGTTTATAGATTAGCACAAAAGATAGGATTAGAGTCACGAGTATATTATAAAAAAAAATAAATATGAAAACAGCAATACAAGAATTTATAGATGAAGTAGAAGATATAATGATGGTTAAAGGTCAATTATGGTGGCATGAGAGAAAAAAGAAAGCACTTGAAAAAGAAAAAGAGCAGATAAAAAAAGCAAATATAGAAGGTACAGAACATGGATATAGAGAAAGTCATGTTTTTGGAATAGATGCAAGACCATATAGTGAAAAAAGAGCAGAAGAATACTACAACCTAAAATATAATCAAAACAACCTATGAAAAAAATATTAGATTATTTAAAATTTATATTTATTAGCATTCCTTTATGTATATGCTTATTAATAGTTATTTACACAATATCATTTAGTAAAAGTTTATGGAAATAATATTAATCATATTACTTTGGGAACTGTTTAAAGAATTAATTAAAAGAATAATTAAAAGCCAATTATGACACCAAAAGAAAAAGCACAAGAATTGTTTAATAAATTTTATCAAACAATAGATATTTATAATTTTGAAAATGTTAAAAATGCTGCATTAATAGCCGTAGATGAAATATTAGAATTAGAAGAAACCCAAGAAGAATATCAAATACAATACGATAATGGAGAATATAGTAGAGAAATTGGGTATAAGTATTCTAAATATTGGTTAGATGTTAAAAAAGAAATAGAAGCATTATGAGTTCGGAAATTAAAGGTTTAGAAAATAGCAGAAAAATAAAAATGATAGATATTGAAACAAAAGAAGCAACGGAATTTAGGTCAATAGCTTATGCAGTTAGGGTAACAGGAGTGAACGAATACGCAATACGCAATGGACTTAACCCAATTCAAAAAAAAAGATTTATGGTAAATGGCAGACTCGTTGCGTTTAGAGTATTAAAATAACCTAATTTTGTATTAACAGAACCTTAAAGCATACCATAAGAACTGCTTTAGGGTCAATTTTAAATTATGGCAGTTACACCATTACCTAAGTTATTAGAAAAAACACAAAAGATTGTGAATTCGTACATCAGAAATAGAGATGAGGGATTGCCTTGTATTTCTTGTGGTAGTTACAATGGTAATCAAGCAGGTCACTATTTTAGTGTAAAAGGATTTAGTGCTTTAAGATTTAACGAATGGAATATACATCTTCAGTGTGCAGGGTGCAATATGTACAAGCACGGCAATCAAGCAATGTATAGAATTGGTTTAGTAGAGCGAATAGGAGAAAAGGCAGTAAAAGAATTAGAACACGAAGCCGTAAACAATAGGGTTAAGAAATGGTCAAGAACAGAGTTAAACGAGATAATTAAAAAATATGGATAATTTTAATAAATTAATACCTTCTATTTATATAAATGATAAAGGTCAGCATATAGTTATTTTGCCTAATGGTTCTGAAATACCACATTTAATTAAAACTTGTGTAATAGATGATGCAAGTTCAAATAATGTTTTTGGTGGGGTTGTTTGTGAAGCAACTTTTAAAGTTAATTTGGTAGCGAATAAAGAAGAAGCTGTTGAGCGATATAAGTAACATATATGACACAATAAGAGAAGTAAAGCCAATAAACGGATATTTTGGCTACACTTTTGTAATTGAGGAAATAAATCATTTCGTATATGGGGAAACTAAAGAAGAAGCCTTTAACTTTGTGGCTGATTATATAAACGAATATTATGGCAAAAGTAAGTAGCGCAAACAAAGTATCTTTTGGTAAAAGGAAATGTGGTAAGTACAAAAAGACATCAGGACCAAAGGATAAAGCAGTAAAACAATATAACCGACAAGGAAGATGCTAATATCACAAATAAAACCCAACCCAAACAATCCGAGAATAATCAAGGATAATAAGTTTAAGCAACTTGTAAAGTCTATTCAGGAGTTCCCTGAAATGCTTGAACTTAGACCTATTGTAATTGATGAAAACAATATCGTATTAGGTGGCAATATGAGATTAAAAGCCTGTATTGAAGCAGGGCTTACTGATGTGCCTGTAAAAGTAGCAACTCTAAGTGAGCAACAAAAGAATGAATTTATTATTAAAGATAATGTAGGCTTTGGAGAATGGGATTGGGACGACTTAGCTAATAATTGGAACGTAGAGGAATTAACTGAATGGGGTTTAGATATACCTAATTTTGAGCCGGAAGTATTAGAGGCAGAAGAAGATGATTTTGCCGTTCCTAATGGTGGAATTGAAACCGATATAGTTTTAGGAGATTTATTTGAGATTGGCGAACATAGATTGCTTTGTGGCGATAGTACGGATAGCGACCAAGTGGCTAAACTAATGAACGGACAAAAGGCTGAACTTGTATTTATGGACCCCCCTTATGGTAATGGTTCAAGTGGAAAATATGGAAGAGGACAATTAGGAGTTAGAACAATTTTAAATGATGAAACATTTGATTGTGTAAATGATTTCTTTAATTTAAGAATATGCGATGCTTATGTTTTCTTTTTACAATGGAGAACATTTAAAGAAGCTATTCAAACATTAGAAAACAATGAATTAGAATTAAAAACAATTGCAGTTTGGGATAAAAAGAATGCGGGGTTAAATGGAGCAGGTGGAATGAGTGAACAATGGGAAGCTATAATTGTTGCAGGAAATATAAAATATTCAAGATTTGGCGGTAATGTATTTAGTGTAAGCAGAGAACAAAAGAAAAGAATTGATAGCCCACATCCACATCAAAAACCTATTGAATTATTAAATGATTTATTAGAATATTTTCAAGAATATAATTTATTAGTTGACCCTTTTAGTGGTTCAGGTTCAACAATGGTCGCTTGTCACCAACTTAAACGCAAATGTTATGGTATGGAATTAGACGCAAAATATTGCCAAGTAATAGTTGACCGAATGAAAAAGTTAGACCCTACATTGGTAATCAAGAAGAACGGAGTACCTTTGTAAAATGAAATGGCAAGATTTACCTGATAGACCGAAATGTAAAATATGCAATAATCCAGTTAAATTTCATACTTTAAACAAAGATGGAAGTGTAAAATATTGGAGATGTTATTGTAATTCTTGTTATAAAATAGAGAATAGAAGTAAGATTTGGGGTTATAGAAAACATAAAAAACAGTATTGTGAAGAATGTGGTTTTATAGCTAAACATCCTGTTCAATTAGATGTTGACCATATTAATGGGAACAAAAAAGATAATAGGGTAGAAAATTTAAAAACATTATGTGCTAATTGTCATAGATTGAAAAGCCATTTAAGTGGAGATAACACAGGTTTATCAAAATATGCGAAAAAAATGTGAGGAATATGGCAAACGAACAAAATTTAAAACCTTTTAAAGAAGGTTATGACGAGCGTAGAGAAAATAATGGCAGAAAGAAAGGAGTGCCTAATAGCAAGACAAGACTTTTACGTTTACTTGAGTTAGTTCAAACACAAACAAACCCAATAACCGGCGAGAAAGAAGAATTTACTGTGGCTGAACAATTAGATATGGTATTAATAAACAAAGCAAGAAAAGGCGATATTAGGGCATATCAAGAGGTTATGGATAGGCTTGAGGGTAGAGCAAAGCAATCAACCGAAGTGGAACTAACAGGGGGAATAAACATTCATTGGGAAGAGAAAAAAACATACATACAAAAAGAAAATAATTCATCTATTTAATGGAATTATCAATAAAACAAACTACTGCCCTTGACCTCCTTGAAGATACTCGCACAAACGAGATACTTTTTGGGGGCGGGGCAGGTTGAAGGGCGGTGGCAAAACGGCTTTAGGTTGTTATTGGCAACTTAAACAAAGATTAAAATACCCCAACACTCGTGGCTTAATAGGTCGAGCCGTACTTAAAACACTTAAAGAAACTACATTAGTTTCATTCTTTCAGGTGGCTAAACTGCAAGGATTAGATGCCGGAAAGCATTATAAGTACAACGGACAAATGAGCCAAATTGAGTTCTTCAACGGCTCAACAATTTTACTAAAGGATTTATATTCTTATCCAAGCGACCCAAACTTTGATGAATTAGGTTCGTTAGAGATTACCGATGCTTTTATAGATGAAGCCAATCAGGTAGAGGACAAAGCGAGAAACATTATTAAATCAAGGATAAGATTTCAATTAGACCAAAACGATTTAGTTCCTAAGATACTTTATACGTGCAACCCTGCAAAGAATTGGACGTACTCCGAGTTTTACAAGCCTCAACAAGATGGAACGATTGGACACAATAAACGCTTTATTGCTTCGTTAATAGATGACAATCCGTTTATATCTAAGCACTATAAGGAAAACCTTTTAACCTTAGATAAGGTAAGCCGAGAAAGATTATTAATGGGTAATTGGGAATACTCAAATGACCCTGCTCAACTTATAGATTATGACAAAATACTTGATGCTTTTCGTGGCGATTATTTACCTAATGGTACACATTACATTAGTTGTGACGTTGCTCGTTTTGGTAGCGATAGTACAGTTATTGGTATATGGTCCGGCTATCGTGTTAAATTACATCAATATCAAGGTAAGTCAGTTGTTGAAGTGGCTGAAATCCTAAAGAAGTTCCAACAAGAGTTTCAAGTACCTACATCAAATATCGTAGTCGATGAAGATGGAGTAGGTGGTGGAGTTTGTGATATACTTAGGTGCAAAGGGTTCGTAAACAACTCCAGAGCATTAGATAACCCAATAACAAGAGTGAAAGAGAATTACGATAATCTAAAATCTCAATGCTATTTTAAGTTAGCCGAATTAATAAATGACAATAAAATTTACATAAATGCTGACGGCAATCAAAAGCAAAAGATAATCGAAGAACTTGAACAGGTCAAACAAAAGGCAGTCGATAATGACGGAAGCAAAGGAATAATATCTAAGGATAAAGTGAAAGCAGCGATTGGTCGTTCTCCCGATTTTTCGGATTGTTTGGCAATGCGTATGATTTTTGAATATACACCAAAATTTGTAGTAAGTGTTTATTAGCATAAAATAACTAACTTTGACTAAATTATACATATATGGGTATTTGGGATAATTTCTCTATAAAGAAGCTTATAGGAGTAAAGCCTTTGCAATCGGTGCTTCCGATGTCAGGTCCATTGGGTTCAACTGTTTCTATTAATCGTGGTATTGTAACTTGGCAAGGCTCAGATGCTCAAAGCTTCGTTAATGATGGATATGTAGGCAATGATATTGTTTATTCAATCGTTAAATTAATTACCGATAAGGCAAGACTTGCACCATTTTCAGTTTACAAAGTAATTGATGAAAGAGCAGCAAAGAAATACAAAGCTTTAATTAGTCAGCCGGAAAAGGTAAAGAATTGGAAAGAGTTAAGCGAATTAAGAGCAAAGGCATTTGAAGAATATAACGGAGATGCAAGATTAAATGAATTACTAAAACACCCAAACGATGAGGATAGTTGGGCAGATATTGTTGAACAATGGTGTGCGTTTAAATTAGTTACAGGAAATAGTTTCGTTTACGGAAGATTAATCGAGGGTGGAGCAAATGAGGGCAAACCTTTAAGCATTAATGTACTACCGGCACAATATATGGCTATCATTGCTAATGTTGAGGTATTCCCACCAATGGTTGCGGGATATCAACTTTACTATGGTAAACTTTGGTCTTTTGATAGAAGAGAAATTTTACACGATAAATACTTTAATCCTCAATGGAATATTACGGGCAATCAGTTATATGGTCAGTCTCCACTAAGAGCAGCAG